CACTGCCCGCGTCGTCCAGCGAAATGGACGCCACCTACTGCCCCTTCACCGTTGACAAGAACAAGCAGCGTTACCTGCTTGAGCACTTTGGTGTGACGAGCTACGGCGATGCGCGCCACCCACATGCCGTTTGTGCATTCGAACGGCAAGTGATGGAGGCGCGCGCGATCGAAGAGCTTGAGCGCATCAGCAAGAAACGTGGGGGCACGATTGTGGACATTGGCGGGAATCCTGTCCGCCACAAAGCCCGTGGACGCGAGATACACTCCTGCTGCCCAATCCTGAGCGCTGCCGACGAAGCGCGGCGCGCGAAACGGGATGGGGTGGATGGGGTCGTGTGTTGCGAACACAAAGCGCAGGACTGCAACTGCGTACCGAGAGTCAAAGGCTATCTCTCCGTGCACTCGCTGTACTATCTGGCGCCGGACGACATCGCGGAAATCCTCACCCGCGATGGCGATCAAGGCTGCTTCATGGTCGCAGTGCACCACAATTTTCCCGTGCCACGTGGGAGCGCCAGGACCAAGTACGGCGGTACGCTGTGCTGTGGGGAAGCGTCCTACACACGGATGGGCGGGATGGTGACGATGAGAGTGGAAGGGTCCCTCAGTCACTACCACCACAATGACCTTGCGTGGATGCGTTTGGAGTGGTTCTCGACTCCCTACGGCACCCTCAGCTGGTCGAACACCGCTGCGGCCGGCGACACGTACATCACGATCTTTCAGATGTCAACCGGCGCGGCCAAACTCTCGCGCTTTACGCCTCTCGACATTTCCGACGTCGAAGGCAATGCGAAACAATTCGACGTGCGCTGGAACAGATCCACAGAACTCCGCGCCTTCAACACCGAGAACTTCTCGTACAGGTCCTTGTACCAGATCGGTGCCGAACTCTACGTCGACGTCGGAACCAAGACCGTCGCGCTACCCGTCCAGCCCATCTACACTGTGGCTGTACAGCGCCTCGGGATCGCAATTGACGGGAAGACCATTGGAGCGGTGAGCGCGGCGCTGAGGCAACAATTCCAGTACCTAAACGTCTCGCCGATGGAGTTGAACGACATGCTCGTCTCTTCCATACCAATCGTCATTGTGCTCAACCTCTCTCAGTTCGGTGAGACGTACACGAGCATCATCGCCCATAGGCTTGGCGACATCGCGGCCTACAATAAACAAATCGAGCTCAAGCAGGCGGCACGCGTGGTGCCCCTCAAAATCATCCTCTTCTGTCTCTGGCTAACGGTTGCTGCCAGTTGGTGGACTGCCATCGGCGTCGCCCACTGGTCCGCCGCCTGGGCGCTGCTGCCATTCGCCGTCGTCGCGTGCGGCGGGCTGGTGCTACTACCGTGGCATTGGCTCGCCAAGATCACGCGCCACGCGTTTTGGCGCGGCGCCCGGGCTATGCGGAGTGGCGCCGTGGCGGGTGTCGCGAGGCCTCTGGCTTCGCGGCTCGCGGCGTGCGGGTTTGACGCGGTCCTACGTTGGGCGTTCGGGCTCGACGCAGTGCAGCGCCGTTTCCGCACGCTCACCCGCTACGTGTTGCGCCCACGCACCGTTGACGCCGACGACCTTGACGGAGAAGGTCGATGGGGGGTAGCAACGATGCCGGTCGTGGATCGGCCGGCCCACCACGTGGTGGTCGAGGTCAGCACCCCCGCGGGCACCCTCGACTACGTCGCACCAGACACCCGAGCTGACTCCAACGCCGATGCCGCGCTCCAACTTCGCATGTGTGCTGTTAGCACGCACAGCGATGAGGTGGCTGAAAGCTGGGAAATCTTGGGTGAGCGCCTTCTCTCCGATAGCGGTCTCACCGCTTTCGGGAAACGAGTTTTCTGCGTTGATGAGCTCCCCCAGGTGACACCATTGACCCTGGACGCGTGGCTCAAGACCATACCCTTCAAAACGCAGACAGCTTACCGGAAAGCCCACGCAGCGTGGGTGGAGAAAGGCGCCAACCTGGACGACTTCCGCAATTTCAAACTGAGCGTCAAGGACGAGCCTGGTGTCAAAGCGAAACCCCGTGGCATCATGGTGCCGCCGGTCGCGTACCACGGCGAAGTTGGGCCCTGGGCGCGCCCGGC